CAAGCGGCAAGTAGTCAAACCACGCAACCGCCCGACCAGGCGCGCAAACTCCAACATCTGCTCGATACCCAGGGCTATGCGGGCATCCGGTCGTCCATCATCGATGACATCGTGGTCTTCGTCCGTGATGACTCGGTCGTGGTCCCTTCCAAGTGGTCCAGCAAGGTGACCTTCACCATGGACGAACTGGCACTGATGATTGGCTCGTCTCCCGAGGCCGTGAAACAGATTCATGAAGTCAAGCGCGTGTTCGGCGGAAAGGTCGTGCCTGCGGGCGATGATCCGTTTGCGGGCACTGTCCCAGCGGCAAGGCCGACGCCGGTATCGGTTGGCCAGCAGTCCTTGCCGATGGCTGCCGTATCCAATAGCGCAAAATGAGGCGCGAAACGCCTCTCGCGCCCATCTCCGGCTAGCCGGGTCAAACGAGAGGACAACAATGACGCGACCAAAGAACAGACCAAAGATCGGATACCGAGACGCCGAGGAGCTTGAGCGTTGGCGTCGGAACTCGGGTTCCTCGTGCGGTCCCGATGCGCCGCGTGGCAATACCAACAACCTACAACACGGCGTCTATGCGAACCGGTTCCTGACCGAGGAAGAGAAGCCGCTCTTCGACGCGATCATCGAGCAGCTTCACCAGGACTTCGTGTTCAACAAGAGCTCGGACTTCATGCAGGTGGAGTTGGTGGCGGTCTACTTCCTCAAGCTCGGACGAGCCCAGGAAGCGGGCGACTGGGATGCGGCGGAACGACTCGACCGGATGATCCGCTGCCACCTCAAAGACCTCAAGGCAACCAAGATCGCCCGCGAAGGTGAGGAGCCGAAAGGCCCGGAGACTACCCCGGCGGAGTGGGCAACGGCGCTGCTCGAGAAGTTGGCCGAGGCCGAGAAGAACGGTCGGGGCAAGTCGGAGACGGAGAAAACGCGGGAATGAGTTCGGATAACACCGGAGCGGCGGTTACCAGTCGGCTGGATTCACGCGTGGAATGCAGCGAGCCGCACTCGGCAATGTCAGAGAACACCTACTTATCCTCACTTGATCAATGCCTCACATGGCACGCCGAAACAATGGCTGCAGAAACAGAGGCTGGGAAAGGATTGGTGAGTGTTCCCGTTCCCAGCAACGAGGCAGGATCAGATCCGTTCGAGCGCTTCCTCCAGTCGCTCGTCCGCGAGGTGTGTATATATTTCGGTCGTGGATATGTCTCGGTGGCCGAGGGCGCGCTTGACCAGGAGCAGATCAGAGGTGGATGCGTAGAGGTGCGTGGCGAATGTGTGCCGCAAACCGTGCGGCGTGATACTCTTCGCTATCCCGGCTCTACTAAGCCAATACGCCAGTCGCTGAGCGATCTGCCTTGCGCAGATCCGGGTTCCGCGAGAAGAAACGAACAGCGCAGTGACGCCAGGGTTTGCCAGGTTACGGCGTTCCTTGAGGTAGCCACGCAGAAGCGTGCGCAGCGAAGACTTGATGAACTTGACCTGCGGAATGCCGCCCTTACCCTCGATGCGGATGTGCTTGCCGTCGAGGTCAATGTCGTCTATGTCCAGGTTCACCAGTTCCGCGAGCCGAATGCCGGTGCCGAGGAACATCTCGAAGATGACCCGGTCCCGGCGTGCCAGCGGATTGGCGCGGTCGTGCAGTTCCTTGAGCAGCCTGCGCTTCTCGGCTTCGGTAAGGAACTCCGGAGGCGTTCTCGCCAGTCGCTTCGTGGTGACATGCTTGGCTGGGTTGGTATCGGTGAGGCCGCGCTCGGTGGTCCACGTGAAGAACGAGCGGACGGCGGCTTTCAGCCGATGCATTGTCGCGGCGGATTTAGGAACGCCATCGTCGGAACACGCGAGCGCTGGGTCGGTGAGAGCCGCGTCGATCATCGCGGGCGTGATGTCTCGGACGTCGACCGCGGGCAGCGCTCGAACGAAATAACGTAGGTCGCGCAAATACGCGGAGATGGTGTGCTCCGAGCGACCCTGCGCCCGGAGCCTTGCCGCGAAGCTGTCTATGGCTTGTTCGAGGTTACTGGTCGGTTGCATCAGCCGGATCGGATTCGGCATTGGTCACCTCCGTCGTGGTCTTTGCGCTGCGGCCAAGCGAAACGTCTTGCGGTAGAGGAAGCTTGTCGATGTAGCCTTGCTCTTTGGCCCAGATCAGGAAGGTGCGAAAGACGCGGACGGTCTTCCTGACCGTGATCTCGGAGCGATCTTTGTCGCCGTGCATTTTAAGGAGCGCGTCCGACTTGAGAAACCCCGCGACGTGTGGGATAAGGATCGCCGAGAGCTTCTTGTCGGGGCCGAAGAACGCTTCGACCTGTTCGAGGTCCTTGCGGTAAGTGTAGAGCGTGCGCTCACTCTTGCCCTGGCTCTTGAGATACTCAAGGTGCTCAAGGACAGCTTCGTGTAGCGTCTTGCCTGTCATTTCACTACCTCCTCGGGAGTTTGTGTGATTCACATTCACGCTCCAATGTGCCTTACAAGTCAAGGCGAATGTAGGTGGAAAGAAGAGGATGTCTGAGTTGGAAGTATCAAGCGAAGAAGTGAAGCTGGGACTGTCGCTTCGGGACCCGGCATTGTGGGGTCAGAGCTATCTTCGGAACCGCGACGGCTCCCCGCGCGTCTACTGGCCCCACCAGGTGGAGGACCTGCGCAGCGAAGAGCGCAATATCATCCACCTGGACGGAAGGGGCGCCGGCAAGTCGATATCGCTCACGACCGACGCTCTGCACTTCGCCTTCACCACTCGCGGTGGTCAGGGACTCGTCGCCGCTCCGCACCAGGGGCATCTGGACACGCTCATCGAGGAGATAGAGTTCCAGCTTGACTCCAATCCCGACCTGATGAAAAGCATCGCTATCACCAAATACGGCAAGCCGAAGATCTACCGCAAGCCCTACTTCCGACTGGAGTTCACCAACGGCGCAATCCTCTACTTTCGGCCCGCCGGGGCCTACGGCGATGCGTTTCGGTCTCTGCACGTCGAGCGGGTCTGGGTCGATGAGGGCGCCTGGCTTTCCGAGAAGGCGTGGAAGGCGCTCCGCCAATGCCTCAAGGCTGGTGGGACGCTGCGCATATACTCCACTCCTAACGGCCTGAGGGACACGACTTACTATCGGCTGACAAGCTCCTCGCAGTTCAAAGTGTTCCGCTGGCCGTCGTGGCTCAATCCGAGCTGGAATGATGAGCGCGAACGGCAGCTGCTTGAGTTCTACGGCGGCAGGGACACGGCAGGCTGGCAGCACGAGGTCGCGGGCGAACACGGCAAGCCCTCGTACGGTGCGTTCAATGTGGAGTATCTGAACCTCTGCAGGCAGGAGATGCTGGAGTATCGTAGGATCGCGATCACCGGCGAGGACTTGAGTTCGTGCGAAACCGAGGAGGAATCCTACGACCGGCTTGAGATGCTCCTGAACCTGATGCCTCAAACCGGCGTGTTCTGGATCGGCGGCGACCTGGGCTATACGAACGATCCCACGGAGATCGTCGTGTTCCGGGAGACGGAATCCGGCGAGCGTTCGGTGCTTACTCTCGTTGTGCGCATACACATGGAGCACGTCTCCTACCCGCACATCGCTCAGGTCATATCACTCCTGGAGCGCTACTACACGCCGGTCGGTATCGGCGTGGACAACGGCGGCAACGGGCTGGCGGTCGTCCAGGAACTGCTCACTCTCGACAAGTACCGCCCCTTGCAGCTCGAGGGACGCTTGCGCGGATACGACTTCGGCGGGATGACGGCGCTTGCCGTCCGCGATGGGCGCGAGGTTCGCAAGCGCACCAAAGAGCTGATGACCACGCTAATAAACGGCGCGCTGCAAAAGCGGCAGATGATACTGCCCGCGGACGACTCGGAGATAGAGGACCAGTTCACGACGCACACCTACACGCTCTCCAACGGCAACATCATCTACTCCAAGGGCAACGACCATATCGTGGACGCCGTCCGCTGCGCGATGCTGGCCCACGAGCAGGCGACCCTTAATACGCTGAGCGAGGAGACGGTCTCGGTTATGCCGGTCCTCACGAATCCGGTGTTCATCTAGGAAAGACGATGGCGAGATCAGCGGTTCGGAGAATCAATATAGGCTCGAAGGTCGTCGCGGAGCGCGTATCTACGAGAGCGGCGAGATGGGTTGGAGACGACTATCCAACCCTGACTGACCCATTCGGACAGGGACACACGTGCCATACGTTCGGAGAGACCGAGTGCGACAGCGACATCGGCGGATGTGATCTCTTCCTGCCGAGAGAACAGCGCAAGCACGGTCTTGGCGCGGTAGTCGAGCCTGCGCAGCTCCTCCGGCTCCGGAGCGGCAGTCGCACCGGCGAACTTCATCGCTTCTTGCTTCGCAGCATCAAACACGGTCGAGAGCGTGCTCGTGAAGTATTCGATCCAGCCGGTAACGTCGGCGTCGGCGCGGCCCATGTAGTAGTTGTGGTGTCCGCCAACGTCAAGAGCTTGGTAGTACGCGGCAATGTCCCTGGAGTGATACTCCTCAAGCGAGAATATCCCACCGAGACCATAGCCACCTCTGTGGAGTATGAACGTGGCAAGGAGACGGGCAGTTCTGCCGTTGCCGTCGTAATAGGGATGGATGGTCACGAACTGGTAGTGCGCCAGCGCGGCCACAAGAACGACCGGCACCCTGTCAGCCTCTGTCCGATGAATCCATCCAACCATTTCGGCCATGAGTCGGGGAACGTCGGAGGCTTCGGGAGGCACATACACGATGCGCCCAGTCGCGGAATCACGGATAACGTTCTGGCCATCTCTATAGGCGGCGGGACCGCTACGCTTACCGTTGATGACTATTCCCGCAATGCGCTTGACGAGGTCTTCGCTGACGGGCCGTTTCTTGGCCGCCCACTCTTCGACGCGAGTAAGCGCATCCCAGTAGTTGCGTACCTCGGCGACATCGCGCTCACGTCCGTGGAACGCTCTGCGGCGTCCGGCAATGACCTCTTCCGCTTCCTCAAGGGTGAGTCTGTTCCCCTCAATGCGGGTGGAGTAGTGAGTGGCTCGAATCCGCGCCTTGCGGGAAAGCTCGGCAATCGCGGCGGGAGGCAGACCGGCGGTCTCGACCGCGACGCGAGCCGCCTCAATCCGCGTCAGGTCGCTCGCTATCCTGTTGGTGATTTCATACTTTGGTTTCCAGATGTTTGGGGCTGCCATGCGCTCACCAGAATTGCCGATAATGGCGCGAATAATTGCCGTTGTATTGCCGATAAAAGTTTACCACGCCAGGCGCGGGATTTCAAGGCGCCCTTGCTCTGCAGGCTCATCTATCGCGCCTGTGGGCTCTTGCGCCACGTTGCGCGACCTGGCGCGAACAAAGGCTAAGTAAGACGGGAGGTCTTGATTGGATAATATCAACTCCGAAGCTCAAGGGTTTTCTGACGAGAACTCTGCATACGGAATCACGGTCCCCGCGCTGGCAACCGCCGCCGCGCTCGATTCATCCGCATTCAGCGGCATCAATGCCAATGACGCGATCCCCACGACCTGGGAAGACCGGGCCCGCAAAGCGTGGGAGTACTACGTCGAGGAGCCGCTCGTCAAGAACTGTGTGAACTCCTGGCGCACCTTCGCCGTGGGAGACGAGATCAAGATCACGAGCGACGATGACGCCGTGAAGCAAGAAGCCAACGACCTCGCCGACAGACTCGGCATATCCGAGTTCGTCAAGGACATGATCCTCCAGCTTCTTGTGAAGGGCGACGCGGTCGGGTTCAAGCGATACACCAAAGACGGCAGGGACATCGAGGAAGTCACCTGCGTCAACCCGGTCTCGGTCAAGGTGAAATACGCGCAAGGGCAGCTTGTGGACATCGAGCAGTTTCCGGAGGACACCCCGACCGCAGGCCACGGGCTGAGACTGCCGGTCGAACAGACCCTGCACCTGAAGTGGGATGCTCCTGAGTTTTCGCCGCGTGGCAACTCGCTCGTGCTGCCGGCGTTTCAGTCAATCGAGCTTCTTCGGGACTACCGGCGAGCGGAGCAGGCCATTGCCAAACGCTGGGCCACTCCGTTCCGGCTGCTCAAGGTCGGCGGCGCGTTCGGCCAGAAGATGGTGATGCCCGACCAGAAGATGCTCGAGCAGGTCCGCGACATGGTCAACAAGATGGACCTCAAGAGCGGTCTGGTCGTCCCCTTCTACGTCACGGTCGAAACCCACGGCACCGAAGGGCAGGTTCTCAACGTCGAGGACAAAGTCAAGGAGGTCAAGGAAGACATAGTCGTCGCGCTTGGGCTGTCGCGCTCGCTTGTCGCGGGCGACGGACCCAACTTCGCGACGGCGTCGGTCTCGATGCAGAAGATGCTCATCATGATCCGCGAGATCAAGCACGCCGCGCGCACTATCCTCGAATGGATATTCGACGACTGGCTCGAGCTTTCAGGGCATGCGGGCAAGAGCATCCAGTTCCTCTTCAACGATCTAGACCCGACGGACGCGGTCGACTTCAAGAAGCTCCTCATCGAGCTATACGACCGTAAGCTCATAAGCCGGTCGTCCCTGCAGCTCAAGATGGACCTCGACCCGGATATCGAGGAGGCCAATCGGCAGAGCGAGGGCAAGTCGGTCGACCTGCTTGATGAAAAGCAAGTAAAGCCCATCGTCGATATGGTCGTGGCCGGAATCATGAGCGTCGAGACCGTACAGGAGATGCTCGGTCTCGACCCTGACAAGAACAGACCCGGGGGCGAGTCCCAGGCATCGGCATATGCCGGTGAGATCTGCGACTCGTGCGGCTTCTTCGATGCCGAGAAGAACAGGTGCAAAGTTACCCATGCCGCGGTTACATTCGACTCCCAGGCGTGCAGGCACATCATTCGCAGGGGGTCAATCGGCAGTTGAAAACCATCCATTTACCGATGTGCGCTCTGGCCGACGTGTCCCAGGTCCAGAGGATCAGGGCCGCCACGGACAGAAGCTTGATGGCCCGCGACCTCTACGCCGAGCAGGTGGTCTATCAGCTTACGCAGTCGCTCAAGTCGGCTGAAAAGCTAGTGCGTTCGGCTCTTGCTGAATATCGAAGCCTTGGCTCTCTGCCGGACAACAAGCTCGCGGCGCTAAGGGGTCTGGAGAAGCTGGACGCTGAGATCGCGGACGCGATGAAGGCGCTTAGAAGGGACCAAACCCTCATGTTCCGGCAGGCATCTCGGGCGGCGTTTCGCTCCGGCGTGTATCGAGGGATTGAAGAGTTCTCTGCCGCCCAGATGCCGTTCTACAAGGGCCTCACGCCCGAGGGCATCGACAGGCTCACTACCTCCGTCTTCACCCTTATCGACACGGACGCGCTCGACTTCATGGCCAACTACAACCTCGTGCTCGCGGGCGACGTGCATCGCGAACTTGCCGACGGCATCAAGCGCACGATCCTCTCAGGCGTCGCCACGGGCAGGGGCGCGGATGATATAGCCCGTGACCTCGGATCGGTGATCGAGGACAAGGAGTCCTTCCGGCACGCCGGGTCAAAGGTGTTCACCAAGGCGCAATACCGGATGGAGATGATAGCACGTACCGAAGTGCTGCGCGCTCACAACCAAGGCCGCATCAAGTTCCATCAGCAGGTCGGCGTGCGGAAGCTCGAATGGATGACCATGGAGGACGAGCGCACATGCCCGGTCTGCGGCGGCCTCGAAGGCGAGGTCTTCGATACGGATCGTTTCCCCAACCAGCCCGCTCATCCGAACTGCCGGTGCACGAGCATGGTGGCGTGGCCGCTCGTGATATGCGGCGGGGAGTTGGGCGTGACCGCAGCGTCCAGTCAGGCCGCGTGCGTACTA